CCATCCCTCATCGAGCACCGTCGGGAAGCGCCGCGCGAGCGCCGTGACCGCGGCGTCGGCATGTTCGGGCGTGTCGACCACGAATCCGCCGCGCACGACGTCGGTCAATTCCGACGTGGATTCGTAGCCCTTGCGGACCATCTTCTGTTCAGTGGTAGCGCGCGATTTGAGGCCGGGGTTTATCCACTCGATCCCGCCCTGCGATTCTCGTCGGCCTAACACCATCTCCCCCTTGGGGATCTCCACATGAGGCTTTGCGGCGAACTGCTCGTCGGTAAACACCTTGGCGCGTATCGCCGGCCACCCATTTTTCGCGGCGACTCCAAACGTGCTGTTGCCATCCAAAAGGGTATAGCTACCGTCCGCATTGCGCTTGACGCTGACCGGGTCGCGCGGCGCCATCTGCCCGTCATAGGTCGCACGCATAAATTGATCGGCGCGGGAATCTGTGCGGTTGCGGGTCGGGGTTATCTGATCAAGCGGGATGTCGATCGCACCCGGCTCCTGCTTGAAGTAACGATCAAGTTCGAATGGTAGCTTAGCCTCCCTCGCCAACATGCCCGAGAGCGACCGGCCTACCTCATCAAGCGCGTCCTGATGCCGCTGAGCGACGGCGTAAATCTCATCGATCGAGCGCGCCGGCTGCGTCGCTTTCAGGTCGGCTGTGGATTGGGCGACTTCTGCGGCGGTGACGGGCGTTCGATAACCTGCGTTCGCTCCAACTCGCGGCTGATCGCCTCGCTGATCCCCGCTAGTTCCGAGTCCCCCTCCCGTTTCGCTGATCGATCCAGTGCCATCTGGAACACCCGAAGCTTCGAAAACGTCGCCTGCGACATCGTTATAGACACGCTTGAGCACTCCCAATTTGGTCGCCGCGTAGGCTTCCCCGAGCATGTCGGGCTTGCCGGCGTCGAGCGAGGCGTTGACCAAGTCGGCGAGGCGCGCGGCAATCTTGTCGCGACCGGCGGCCTGCATGAACGTATTGTCGGCGTAGAAGTCCCGCACGAACAGCTTAACCGACGGCGCCAGCGAGCCGGCAAAAATATCGGTTTGCCCCAAGCCCTCGCGGATCACCATGTTGACCGGGCGCTTTTCGCGTGCCGCCTGGTCGCGCCACCCGCTCAGCCGGCGCAGCGCTTCCGTCAGTTCGGGGGTCTGGTCGAATTCAGGGGAAATCTCGCCTCGAGCCACGGCACGACGAAGCTGGAGCCACTTGCCGGCAGCGTCGGAGAGAGCGCCCACAATGGCACGGGTGTTGTCGTCGACGGCCTCAGCGAATTTGCGCAGCGCAGTAGCGTCGACATCGCCGTAAGCGGCGGCCACCAAGGCGTTCTGGATTCGCCGCACGCCGTCGGCCGACAGGTTGCCCTCGCGATCGACGAGGGCCAGCCGCTCATTTTCTGGCAGGTTGGCGAGGAAGCGGCCGACAAAGCCGCGGTTGTCGCGTGAGGTGAGCGGTCCATCGGCGAGCACGTCCAAGGTTCGATCAGTGAGCGCCCCGCGGTCCATCGCGGCGAGCTCGACAGCGGACATGCGCGCCGTCGTCGAGCCGTTGAGGTCGGCGTTGAACTGCGAGCGCGCGGTGTCGCTCAGCGGCGTCAGGCGGCGCTGGATCAGCACCGGCCGTTGCATGCCGCTCACGTCGTACCCGGCCGCCTCGAGCGACGCGCGATAGGCCGCGGCCTTCTCTGGGTAGGCGTCATACGCCCGGTTGATCGCAGCGACGCGGCCGTTGCCCGAGTCGACGACGTTGTCGGTGCCCACGATCGGCGCGCCCTGCGACCCGTCGATGTTGGGCTGGAGGCGAGCCGGGTCGAGGGAGGTCGCGATTTGCTCGATTTGCTGTTGGCTGGCGAAGTTCTCGGGCGAGCGGTCGCGCACCTGCAATGTGCCGGTCGCGCGCTGGAGCGTCGAGGCGTCGACGACTTCCGGCCGCACCTGGACCTTGGCGCCCGACGGCGTGATCACCACCTCGCCGGGCTTGTCGCCCACAACGCCCCGGGTCTCATCGTCGAGCGCCCGGGCGGCGAGGCGCTTGTCGGTCACCTCCGCCGCGATCCGCTCGAGCACCGACCGACTCGAGTCCGTGAGCTTCACGTCGCCGCTCTCGACCATCGAGGTGACGGCGTCGTTCAGCACCGCGCGCGATTCCTGGAGGTTGCGCAGCGTTTCGGTGCCCATCTGAATTGCTTGCTTGGCCTTGGCTTCCCGTGTTGACTTTAGTTCGTCGAATTTCCCTCCAATCGCACCGCCGATTGCTCCCCACATGGCGGAAAACGCGACATTGTTGATCGCCGCTTCCCACGACACATCTTCGCCGTAGCGTGCGCGATCGGGCGCGGTGAGCGCGCCAAACACGGCGGTGTTGATCGCTGCCTCGCTGGCGCCGATCAGCGCGTGCCCGACGATGTAGCCGAACTTTGCAGCCGCGGCGGTGCGGGCCAACGGCCCGAAAATCGGCACGTAGTTGAGCGGGTCGGCAAAGCCGCCGGCAAAGCCGCCGATCAGCGAGGTGACGATGTCCTTGCCGCCGAAATACTGGCGCGCCTGGCGCACGTCGTATTGGAACGCGAGCGCCGCGGCTCGATCCGTCGTCATCGCGACGTCGTATTGAATGTCCTTGCGGAAGTACGGGGAGGCTTCCCAATCGCCTTTCGTCATGGGCGTGCCCGTCGTCGGCGCGCCGATGATCCCGAGCCGCCGCGCGGCCTCATATCCCTGCACGAAGCCCGACGTGATCGGATTGGCGCCCAGCGCGTTTTCGACGCCGTTGTCGACCAGCGGCACGCCGCGCGGCGTGGACAGATCCTTGAGCACGCCGCCCAGGCCGAACGAGTCGGTCGCGCCTTGCTGGGTTTGCTCCAAAAGGTTCTGCATGGGCGACAGCGGCATATCGAGCGCCAGCGTCGCGTTCTCGCCGGGCGACGCTGTGCGATAGGTCGGGATCGGGTCGAAAGCGCTCATCGGCCACCCATGCCCGGGAACACCCGCGAGGATGGTCCTTGCGGCGAGCTCGCGCCAGCCGCCAGCACCTCGCCCTTGGAGAACGTCAGCGGCTTGCCGTCGGCGCCCGCGATTACCGCCCCGGTGTACGGGTTGAGGAACTGATACCGATCGGCGCCGGCGTTGATGAAATACCCGTTGGCCATGACTTGCGCGACCGCGTTGTCGACGCCGTACTTGATCACCTCGCTCATGCCGGCAGTGACCGGATCGGTATCCTTGCCCAGGATATAGATCATGCCGTTTTGCATGTCGGCGCTGAGCGCGTTGCGCACCTTGGGGGTGAGCGCGGCAAAGCCCTGCTTATAGGGTTCCGGATCCGTCGTTTTGGGCAGGCTGATCTTGACGCCGTTGCTGACGATCGGTTGCACGTCGCCATACATATCCTTGATCGTGAGGTCGATCGCCTTGTCGAGCGAACCGCCGGCCGACCCATCGATCAGGTGCAATTGCACGTCGCGGTTGATCAGCGTCGAGTCCGCCTGGACGCGGCGGAAATTGTCGGTCGACCCGTCGGTGATCCCATAGGTGATATCGCCGATCTGCCCCTCAGCCATGATCCGGCTTTGCACCTGGGCGTCGATATCGGACGGCTTGATGTTCGAGGGGAGCGCGCCAGCCATCTTCGCCGGATCGGTCATCACTGCGCGCATGAGGTTCTGGGTCGCGGCGGCGTCACCGCGCATCAGCGCCGACATGGCGCCTTGCGTGTATTCGGGCACGCCGGCGTCGATCAGTTGCTTGAACAGCATCACCTGTTGAACTTCATCCGACGTTTTCGTGATGATGTTCGCGACCGCGCCGATCCGATCGCCGACCGGCCTGGTGACGTCATTGAACGCCTGCGCCGCCGCGCTCGCCATCGACTTCGGCAGCAATGCCGGTTCGGTGATCCCCAGCTTTTGCTGGGCCACCTGCATTTGCTGGAGCGCCATCGCGTAGGCGTTCGGATCATCCTTGGCCTCTTGCGCCTTGGTGTAGGCCGCGGCGACGTCGGGCATAGTCTGGAGCACGTATTGCGCCGGATCGGCCGCGCGAGCCTTCAACGTCTGTTCGGCCGCCGCCGAGACCGCATCGAATTCCTTGCTCTGGAGGTACGCGCCATTGCCGCTCGAGGTCGGCGCCGCGGCTGCAACCTGCGCCATGATCTGTTCGGCCGACGAGGTCCGCATGCCGAACATCACCTTGGCGGTGTCGATCGCCGCGGTGAACTGCTGATAGCGTTGGATGCCCTCGCTCGCCGACTGGTACGCCTGGACGAACGAACGCGCGTCGGGAAGATCGCCGTCATACTTGCCGGTCGAGGCGATCGCCGCCGGCGCGTTCTGCGTGATGGTCTCGATCGACGCCTGGAGGTCGACGGCCCGGCGCTTCATTTCCGCCTTGGCCTCGCCGGCGAGCGCGAGCCGCTGATCAAAGCTCAGCGCCGCATAGCGTCCGGTCTGAGGCGCCACGGTCGGCGGCACCGAAATGCCCGTCGGGCTGTTGATTTGCGCCGTCACGTCCTTGGCCCAGGCCGGCACGCTGGACGCCTTGCCGTCGTCACCCCACACGCCCGCGCTGGAGGCGTCGAGGTGCAGCGTGTTCTTGTAGATCCCGATGCCGGTAAAGCCGAGCGCCGAGGCGGTTGCGATCAGCGCCGCGCGCCGTTCGGGCGGCAGCATGGACACATCGAGTTCGAGCCCGCGATCGTCGAGCGGCGTCGATCCGCCGGTGCCCGTGGCCTTGTCGTGCTCGCCGCCCTTCACCGGAGGGATGACGTTGACCGCCTCGCCGAACTGCGTCTGTACGAGCTCCCAGCGGTCGAGCACGGCGGGATCGATCGCCTCGAGGTCGAGGTTGGGCGAGGCGCGCAGCGGCACGCGCTCGCTGGTCGAGGTCGGCCGGTATTGCTTCATCGTGGCGCTGACCGATTTGGCGACCGCCGGCGAGAGCACATTCACGTCGTGCTTGGAGCGGATCCACTTGTCGGCCATGACCGTGCCGCCGTTAAGCGCCACCGCGACCGCCGACATGTCGCCATTGAACCGATCGGTGAGCATCTTCACCGTGGCGCTCGCGTACTTGCTGCCCATTTCCGGGTTGGAGAGGTACGCCTTGGCGAGCTTCGGATCGTCGGGGAACGCGGCGTCGCCCAGCGTCTTTGCGGTGAGCTTAGCGATCGAGTAGTCGAGATCGGGCATTTGGCCGTTGTTGGCCGCCATCGCCGCCGAGATCATGCCCTGCCCGCCGGCGTCCGACGTCGATACCTGCGTTTGGTTATAGACCATCTGCGGGTCGATGCCCGGGTTGAGCAGGTCGGCCCGGCCGCGGTTCATCGCAAGGTCAGCATCGGCGCCTTCCGTCGCCGCATAGAGCAGCTTGCCATGATCGACGGGCGAGATCGCGCCAGTCTTATAGGCGAGGTCGATCGAGGCTTTCATTTGCTTTGACGCTTCCGAGCGCACCGCCTCTGGTGTGTTCGGATCGGTGTAGAGCTTGGTGAGTTCTGTCACCGAGTTGTTGAGCGCCGCGACTTGCTCGCCGTGCTTGAGTGAGGTGGCCTTGTCGTTCACCGCCTGGATCAGCGCGATCCGCTTGAGTTCGGTCTGATCGAGCCACTGTTGCCGGACCGTCGGATCGGAGATCAGCGCCGCCGCGTCGTCGCGTGCCTTTTCGGTGCCCTTGCTGGCGCGATCGTTGAACTTCTGCCAGTCGGTCGCGCTGTCAAAGCTCGAGCCGATCTTGTTGGAGTCGATCAGCCAGCGCGCGTCGGCCGCCGACACGTCCGACACGTTCTGCCGCTTGGTGATATCGGCGCCGGCCGAGGCGACCCCTTCGCTCAGTTGCTCGACGCCCGCCGCGAGGTTCTGAGCGCCGCGGAATTGCGACTCGACGTCGATCGCCGGGTTGGCGCCTGTCGGCCGGAGATTGCCGCCGCCCGAGATATCTTGAGCAGTCGGGATGCGACGGACGCGGGTGTCAGCCATTTACGGTTCTCACGAAGCGTAGGCCGACGCAGTGGCGCCAGCGAACGGGGAAGAGGTGCGGGTCGGAACGAACGGCGCCGAGGCGGCGATCAGCCGGCCCACGCCACCGGCGAGCGTGCCGGTCGCAGTGAGCACCGAGCCGAGGAAGTTGTTGGCGCCCGACGCGCGCTTGGCGGCCGCGCTCGAGTTGTAGGCGTCGCGCGCGCCCTCGCCGGCGTACAGCACCGAGTCCGAGTTGAACTTGGTTTTGGTGCCCTCTTCGCCGAGGATCTTGACGATCGTCGGATCGTCGGCACCAGCGCCAGCGCCGGAGGCGGCCGCGTATGCCATCGTGCGGGACATGACAAGCTGCCCCTCGAGGCGCTTCTGTTCGGCCTCGCGCTGGGACGCCGCATATTCGTTCTTGCCGGCGAGCTCGTCGACCGCCGCTTGCCGGTTGTATTCGGCTTGAGCGGCCTTGCCCTGCTGGACGGTTTCATATGCGCTATAGACCGACGCGCCCGCGCCGACCACTGCCGCGCCGATGGTTAGGGCTGTTCCGAGACCCGCGAGGCCAGCCAAATCCAAATCTCCCCCGGTTGTTCTTCGGACTCCGTGAAGAGCCGAAGATCGGGAGCGGGTGTCATGCCGACCAGGTGCAGAAGCTTGTCACTCTGCGGCCTTGCCTCGCGGACAACAAACACCCGCTGTTCGCCCAATTGCCGAGCGGTACGTAACATCCTTTTCGCCCATCGCACTAGGGTGAGCGATCGGATCAACCGATCGTCGGCGATATCGAACCACATTTCGCACCACATGCGGTGTGGATCGTCCCTGTCGGCAATCCGCCAGGCGAGCCCGCCATAGGCGATCAGCTTGCGCTTGCCGCGCGGCGAGACCAGCCAGCCGGCATAGGTGACGACGGGAAAGTCGATCTTGCGCCTGGCGATCGCGGCGAGCCCGGCTGCGCCCAGCGGCTCGACGACGATCCTAGACCGCGAGCGCGAGGACAAGACTGAGCAGCGAGAACGGTTTCGGTGAGTGGCCCGCGATGCACAGCCGGATATCGGGCGCGATCGCCGAGTCGACGGTTACCGGATATTCGTCATTGTCGACGCCGGCGACGACTTCGGTTGCAGCCTGCCCCGTGGCGCTCGACATGTCGGGCAGGTTGTACGGGGCATCGAAGTCGCCAGCGTTGCGCGTCGTGCCGTACTTGACGCCCGACCGGCAATAGTCGGCGAGCATGAGGCCGACCGTGGCAATCGACTTGTTCTTGAGCATCGGGGTGTAACCCTCGATCCCATAGGCGAGCCGCGCCGACTTGTATTCGAAGTCATATGGCAGGCCGACGCAGTAGCCCAGGGTCGGCGCGTCCGGTAGCGTGATCTCGCCGCCGCTCACCGTGAAATACATGGTGTTATCGTCGGCCGGGTCGGTCACCGTCGAGTCCGTGACCGGCGCGCCATCGACCCACGCCACGACTTCACGCCCCTCGAGGTGATCAAGCCCGCCGATCGTGGCCGAGTGCGAGCCCGTGCCCGAAACGTGGGCGTCCATGATCTTGCAGACGTCGTCGATGAACGCCTCGGAGTCCATCGCCTGGACCTCGAGGTAATAGACCGTCGACCCGTTCACCACGCGCCGCACCGCAGCATAGACGCGATCCTGCGAATTGCCCGGGGCGACCGCGAAGCCCTCAAAGAAATCCGTGTCGGTCGAGGTCGAGATCGGAATGTTGGCCGCAAGCACCTGTTCGCCCGGTTCGAACACTACCACCACGGCGTCAGAATTCATGTTCGACACCCAAATGCGCTGATCGGGCAGGGTTTGCACGGCAAGCTCGGAGATCCCGCCGGCGTAGAGTTCGCGCGTCAGCTTGTTGAACGGTGCCACCACGTAGCGGGCCTTGTCGGGCGCCCAGGTGATTTCATAGAGATCAACGCCCGACGCCTGGACGAACACCGCGCGATCGTCAGCGAGTTCGACCGGCGAGATCGAGGCCGCACCGATGCGGCCGGCCGACTTTATGCCGGAGTTGTCCGGCGTCAGCACCTCATCGAGCGACGATGCGCGCACGTTGGCGATGCGACCCTCGCAGCCGATCATCAGCGACGAGAGCGGCAACGCCCAGACCGCTTTGTTGCGGCCGCCCAGCGCGATCGAGCGGCTGAGCGGCCCGGCGTCGCCGGCAAAATCCTCATCGAAGGAGTCGTAGGCGTCCGAGATCGAGGCGTCGAACAGGTCGGAGCCTTCCCAGGTTAATCGGCCGTCGTCGAACGCAACCGCGCTGGGATAGCCAGAAACGCCGTCATAGCGCGACTGGCGCCAGTCGGTGACCGGGCCGGTGCCCTTGAACGGGGTGAGGGTTTCATAGACCGCGTGCGTCGAGTCGGTGATCGACACGATCCGGCAGATACCCGCGCCGCCGCCGTTGGGGTAGCTCATCGTGACGTGCGCCTCGCCGGAGGTGTAGAGGCCCGACGGGAAACCGATCTTCACCCACTCGTCGATATTGTCGTCGTTGTCGTCATTGGTCGGCGTGACGTTCGAGGTGATATCGATCGTGGCGCTCGCTTGGGTATAGCGGAAATCGTGGTAACTGCCGTCCTCGCCGTCGAACGATCGGCGGTTGCGCAGCGTGCCCGACCAGGTGCCCGAGATCGCATAGGTGTATTTGCGCTCTTCGAAGTCCGTTTCGGTGATGCCGGTGATGTTGATCGGATTGGTGTATTGGTTCGGCCCAGCCAGATAGGTGTCGATCTGCTGGCCGACGTGGAACAGCCGGAAGAGCGCGCCGACATGGCCCGCGGCAAAGAACGGCGCCGACGCGGTGAGCGTGCCGTTGCCCTCGATCGTCGACGGCGTCAGCGTGATTTCTGCGCTGCGCCCGGCCTGGAATGGACCGTCGGCGCGGTCATAGTCGCACACGGACCATGAGCGGTTGGAGATCGGCGACGCCTTGGTGCCGCCGTTGCGCCGCTCGATCCGTTGTTCCTTGAACCCGTCGCAGGCACAGAACAGCACGTCGAGCGATTGCGCCGGCCGGATGGAGCCCAGCGCCGCGGTCGGCCAGCGGGTCGGGAGCGAGATCGTGCCGGCGCCCTCGATCGTGCACGAGTCGACCAGCTTGAGGTTCGGATCCTCGCTCGAAATCTCGATGTAGAAAACGCCGGTCGGCGTGAAGGCCAGAGAGTGCGCACCGGTGCGCAGCGAGGTGAACGGCACATATTCGTCGCCGCCCGACGTCGAGCCGACCTTGAAGCTCACCGGGCCACGGGTGACCACGACGCGCAGCGCGTGTTCCTTGTTGGCGTCGCCGCCCGGATCGACCGATTGACTGGCGACGGCCTTGGCGCCATGCGCGCGCGCCTGGAGGTTGAGCGCGCCGCCCGACACCGTCGTCGACTGCCCCGAGGTGCTGGCGAGCGTCCAGCCGGTCGAGGCTGAGAAGTCCCCCGAGGTGACGGCCGTCGAGACCGCGACTCGCGACACCATTGTGTTGGTCGAGCAGTCGCACACCTGCATGGCGAGATTGGACAGGCACAAGATCGCCGTCGTGGTGTTCGATGCAGTGAAGTCGATCGGCCGGAAGAAGGCACCGATATCGGCCACAAAGCCAAAGCCGGGACGCGCCCACGCCCGGCCGACCGAATCGCACATGAGGTTGGTTTGCCGTTCGGCGGCGAGGCGCATGCGCTCGACATCGACGCGGTGCAGTTTGTCGGCGTCATACACGCCAACGTTGAAGGCGTGGTGCAGGACGTCGGCGCGAGCCATCGTTATTCCCCGTTGCCGATCCCGGTCGAGCCCACGTCACGACGCTGATCGCGTGAGGCCGACGACGAAAAACGGCTGTTCACCCATGACGACGTCGGCTTGCCCTTCACCCGCTCATCGACCGCGTCCTTGCGCTTGGCGATCGCCAGCAGCCGCGTGCGCTCAATCAGGAGGTCGTTCTTTGAACCCTTATCCTTGGTGACCGGCAGCGCCGAGCGCCAAGCCAGGTCGCACGCGACGACGTCGGCGCAGGTCTGGGGATAGGCGCCGATGTTGAAGCCATAGCTGGCATCGTTCGACTCGTAGGTGAGATAGAGGCGCGAGTACGACGAAAAAATATAGTTGCCCTCGCGCCTGTAGGTTCGATCTTCCGAGCGCTGCGCCTCATCGGAAGAGATCGCGCGGATCCGCACAAAGTCCTCAGGCAGGCTGTAGGTGTAGGGCAGGCCGAACCGCTGGTCGACGTCGGTGTCAGGCTCCCACAGTTGCGAGCGCAGGCCGAAAAACCAGTTCGCCTGTTCGACGAACCATTGCAGCGACGCAGCGTAGACCGCGTCGAGCTCGTAGCGATCGGGGCGGTTCTCGGTGAGACCCGTGCTCGGATTGAGGCGCGTCGGGCCAAGGAAGGCCAGCGCCGCGTTGTAGAGTTCGAGCTTGGTGACCATGAACCGCCCCCGGTTGGAGTTAGACCGTTTCCGGCTGCTTGGCCGGCTCAGCACCTTGCGGCGGCGTCGTCACGCTTTTGATCGGGCTGTTGGCGAGCGCCGCATGCGCCTGGGCCGCAAGGATCGCCTCACGCCGTGTCGGCTTGCGCGCGATGATCACCTCGCCGGTGGACTGGAGCCGCACCGACCAGCCCTTGTTTTCGCCCTGGGCGATGTTGAAGGGCTTGTAACCGTCGGGCACCTCAAGCTTGTCGTCGAGCGCCGCCTTTTGCCCCTCGAGCAGGTTCGCGCCGGACTCGTGGGCATAGAGGCAGTGCATGCGCACCATGCCGGGCGACGCCTGCATGGCGATCAGCTTGACGATCAGCGAGCCGTCCTCGCGGATGCACGTCACCTCGCCGTAGGGATGGCGGGTGAACTGCGCGACGTGGTTCGCCCAGAATGCCGGCGTCATCAGGTCTTCGAACGTCACTTCGTTGGGGATGACCGCGAACATGTCGGGGCGCGCCAGCCGGTCGGCTTGCAGCTTGTTCTGGCCCAGCGTTTTCGGTCGGGCGATGTTGAGTTTGGTGTCGCTCATCAGCGGATGCCTCTTAGGGTTTAGACCGGCCGCACCATACGCGCGGAATTGAGAAAGGGCGAGCGGTTGCCCGCCCGCCCCCAATTCACCCGTGACAGAGGCAATTTGCCCGAGTGAAAAGTTAGCCCGCCGCGACCGTGGCCGCGCCGCCCTTGGTGACGGACGACACTGCCGACAGCGAGGTCAGCGGCGTGTTGTGATCGACGGAGATCACCACGTCGCCCACGCGCATGCCGAGTGCATCGCCGTTCGAGAAGTAGCCCGCGCCGCGGACGGTCGCGACGGCGTCGGTCGCCGAGTAGTAGTACCAGAGTTGCCCGCCGGCCGGGCCGGTGCCGGCCAGCTTGATCGGGGGGGAAGAGGTCGAGTAACCAGCCATTTGTCAGGTTCCTTGTTGCATCGGCCCGGCACCATCAGGCGCCGGGCATGGGGATCAGAGCGGCCGGTTAGGTCGCGACGAAGGCCGAGCCGTCGTGCGTGATCTTGATCACGCCCGCGTTCTGGAGAAGCCCGGCCTCGTGATAGAGCTCGGCTCGCGCCCACGAACGGGCGTGCTTCTGTTCATAGTCGGCGTACACCGCCGCCTCGCTCAGATTGCTCGAGTAGCCGATCGCCGCGCGGTGGAAGATGTAGAGGATTTCCGACGACGTTCCGAGGCCGGTCACCATCGGCGACACGATCCAGTTCACGTCGGCCCAACGCTTGTAGCGCTTGGAAACGCCGTTCGCGTATGGCTTCACGTCGACATAGTCGGCCGACGAGAATTCGGGGAACTGCATCATGTAGGCGTTGGCCGCCGGGCTGATGATGCCGAACATGTTGTCGACTTCATCGGTCGGCACCTGGTTGTTGCCCAGGATGGCGGTCGCGCCCAGCACGGTCGTGAGGTCCATCACGCCGGTGCCGAAATCGTTGGTCGCGGCAGCGAGCGCGGCAAGGATCACGAGATCCTGATCGCGGTGCATGATGTTGGTCACCATGCGACGCAGGCCGGCGGCCTGGTTGCCCTGCGAGGCGAACACGTCGAAGCCGGTGAGCTCCTTGGCGGCGTGCTTTTCCTTGAGGGTGATCGTGACCTGAGAGTTGGTCGGGCCACCAAACGGGATATCGCCGTTCGCGCCACGGGTCACGGCGGTGTCGCCGTTCGAGCCGGAGACGAGGAACACGGACGACAGACCATTGCGCATCGATTCGCGCGTGGTCGCCATCGCAAGCTGGGTCTGCGACTGTTCGAACTGAGCGACGGTCTCTTGACGGAACTGCGTGATAGCAGCCTGGACAGCCATCTAGGGCCTCCTAACGGGATTGAAACAGGGGTTTAGTCCTGCCTGCCGTGTAGGGTGGCCCTATTTCGCTTGGAGCCGGTTGCCCGGGGTGGCCCTTGCGACGTTGGAGCTACAACGTTGGCGCGCCGGGCTTGCCCGACGCATCGGATTGAGATCGCAGATACTACCGATTGAGGCGATCGGTCAAGGTGGGCACTAGCCCTGTGCACCTTTGCGCTTATCGGCCACCTCGAGCAGCCCGTAATATTCCTTTTGCAGGTCGGGCGATTTTTCCCAGCGCGGGAAATCGGTGTCCATGATGTTCTT